AAAAATGAGTGAATCACATATTGGTTCTAAATGGATGAATAATACTATAATAGAATCACAAGTTATGAAATCTAAAATAAATGAATATCTTTTGAATAATTGGGTTTTTGGAAGATTGAAATGAAAAGAAATAAAGTTGCGTTAAAACACGGATTTAGAAGTGGTTTAGAAGAAACTATAAACGAATCACTGAACAAATCAAAAAAACAATTTGGTTATGAATCTGAAAAAATATCGTATATCCAACCAGAAACTAAACACAACTACACACCAGACTTTATACTAACAAAAAAAGATGGTACAAAAATGTACATAGAATCCAAAGGCCGTTGGGTAAAAACTGATCGATTAAAGTTTGATTTGATATTCAACCAATATCCAGGAATAGATATTCGATTCGTTTTTCAAAATCCTAATGCAAAATTATACAAAGGAAGTAAAACAACTTACGCAGAGTATTGTGATAAGAAAGGTTGGCTTTGGGCAAAAAAAGAAATACCTAACGAATGGTTAAAAAACTGCTTGTAAATATGATATAAATTTCGTATATTTATAAAAAAGTATTATTTACATACGTGTATTTATGATAAATTACGATTTATTGAATCTGTTAGAAAAGGTTTTGGGTAAAGGAAGACGAACATCGGGAAACAACTACGCTTTCTTCTCACCATTTATAACTCATTACAAACCTAAATTAGAAATAAATTTAACGGTGAATAACAATAGTGACAATCCGTGGCATTGTTGGGTTTCTAATGCGAAGGGTAGAAATATAAAGGCTCTGTTTAAGAGTATGAAAGTAAACCGTTCATTTTATGATGATTTAAATAAAATATTAGGAACAAGAGTTTTATATGCTGATGATTCTAATAAAAATGAACACGAAGAATTGTCATTACCTAATGAATTTATACGTTTAGCAGACTACTCAAAACAAACCGACAAGTTACTAAGATTAGAATTAAAACGTGCAATAGAATATCTAAAAAAACGTGGTTTAACAAAAACAGATATTCTACGTTATGATATAGGATACTGTCCTTCAGGAAAATACTTCGGTAGGATAATAATACCATCCTACGATGCAAACTACGAATTAAACTATTTTGTATCAAGAACCGTTTTTGAAGATGAACTATACAAACATAAAAATCCAAAAGTAAGTAAAGATGTTATAGGGTTTGAGTCCTTTATAAATTGGGATGAACCAATAACTTTGGTTGAAGGTGCTTTTGATGCAATAACAGCACGGTTCAATGCAATACCACTTTTTGGTAAAACTCTATCAAATAAGTTAAAAGAAAAGATAATATTAAGAAGACCACCGAAAGTTATTGTTGCATTGGATAATGATGCTAAAGTAGATGCCTTTAGAATTTCAAATTATTTATTGTCAAATGGTATTGATGTTTCAATATTAAACATGCAAGCAAAAGATGTAAATGAATTAGGTTTCAATAATTTTTCCGTAATAAAAAAACAAACACCCAAAACAGACAGTTACGATATAATCAAACAAAGGATATTATATGCTTAAAGAATATGTACACTTATCGGGAATGAGTAAGGTAGAAAAAATCTTACACATTGCCGATGTTCACATTCGTAATTTTAAAAGACACGATGAATACAATAGTGTGTTTGAATCTCTATATGAATTGTGTAGAGAAAAGGTATCCGAAAATAAAAATACAATAATATATCTTGCAGGTGATATTGTACATGCAAAAACGGATATGACACCCGAATTAATTAGTATGGTTACTAATTTCTTGGATACACTTTCAAAGATAGCACCAACAATTTTGATAGCAGGAAACCACGATTGCAATTTAAATAATATGAGTAGAATGGATGCACTGTCTCCAATAGTATCATTGATTGATAGTGACTTTAATCAACTATTTTACCTAAAAGAAACGGGTGTTTACACAATTGGTGATATAGATTTTGTGTTAAATTCTGTATATGAAGATCCTGAAAACTTTATATTAGCAAAAGATGTACAAAGTGATAACAAGAAAATAGTGTTGTTTCATGGTGCAATAGATATGTCTTCTACTGATAGTGGAAACACTATGAAAAATAAAAGCATAACTATAGAAAAATTTGATGGCTTTGATTATGGTATGTTCGGTGATATTCATAAATTTCAATACTTAGAACCTACGTGTAAATTTGCTTATGCTGGATCTTTGATTCAACAAAATTTTGGTGAAGGTCTTATTCACGGTATAATAGAGTGGGATATAAAGAATGACAAATCAAAATTTTTAAGAATAAGAAACGATTGGACATATCATACTGTTGAAGTTGACAACGGGGTAGTAAAGGAATACCCAACAGAATATTCAAAATTTAATTGTGTTAGAATAAAATCCAACAACACCAATAATTCAGATATATTCAATATTGTTACCGAATTAAAATCTAAAGCAAACATAGTTGATATTCGTGTACAACGTATAAGTAATAAATTGACGAGTCAATTACAAATAAATACAAATCCAATTGGAGACGTGCGTGATGTTGAACATCAAAACTCTTTGATAAAAGATTTCATACGTTCTCGTTATAATGTAACAGATGACATATTGGAAAAAATTGCTAATATAAACAGAAACATAAATACTAAGTTGTCCGAATCAGACATAGTAAGAAACCTTATTTGGCAACCAATGTATTTTGAATTTGAGAATATGTTTTCGTATGGTGAAGGTAACATCGTTGATTTCTCAAAAATGAATGGTGTATATGGATTATTTGCTGCCAATGCAAGTGGGAAGTCATCAATAATGGACGCAATAATGTTCTGTATATTCGATAAATGTTCAAGGACATACAAAGCTTCCCAAGTTTTGAATAACAGCAAAGAAACCTTTAGATGTAAATTTAACTTCATGCTTGCTGGTAAATCATATTGGATTGAAAGAAACGGTGTTAAAGATAAAAAAGGAAATGTAAAAGTCAATGTTGATTTTTGGTCAGAAGAAGATGGTGTGAAAACAAGTCTCAATGGCCAAGATAGAGATTCTACCAATTTTATAATTAGAAAATACTTGGGTACATATGATGATTTCATCATAACAACCATGTCACTTCAAGGTAATAATACTAATTTTGTTGATAAGGCACAAAGAGAACGTAAAGACTTGTTAGCTCAATTTTTAGACTTAGATTTGTTTGAAGAATTAAATGCCATTGCTTCTGATGATATAAAAAGTGTTCAAACCCTTATAAAGGAATTTAGTAAAAAAGACTACTCATCAAAAATAGCGGAATCAAAAGTAAAGTTTAAACAATACTCTACACAATTAGATGAGTTAATTGATGATAGAGATTTGACAAACAAAACAATCGAAGATTTGAGTGAAGAAGTTATTAAACTGAATAAAAAACTAATACAAATAGATGTCAATTTGGAAAATAAATCTTTGGAAGATTTGGAAGAAAAAAGAGATACCCTCGTAAAAAAAGGAAAATCCGTAAAGACTGAAATTCAAGAATTGGAATCAGAAATAAAATCCCTAAACAATAAGGTTAATGATTATCAGGTTGGTCTATCAAATATAGATAGAAAAGCATTAATTGATAAACGAGATAAAATAGATTCTCTCAAAACAGAATTGGCAAAGTATGAATCTGATGTTCGTGCAATAAAATCAAGTGTAAATCATTGTGAATCAAAAATTGATAATCTGAAATCACATGAATATGATCCTAATTGTAAATTCTGTGTAAATAATGTTTTTGTTAAAGATGCTAAAAAGGCAGAAAATGATTTGATTGGTTTCATGGAAGATTTGAAATTAACACAAAACAAAGTTAATGAAATAGAAACAGAACTAAAAATCGGCATATCTGTTTATAGTGAATTAGATAAGTTATATCATATTGAAAATGCACTATTTGACGTTCAAAAACAAATACATAATTTAGAAAAAACTTTGTATTCAAAGAATGATTCCAAAAAAGAATTGATAGAATCTATAACAAAAATAGATGAGCTAATACAGAGATACCATGAGAATCAAGACGCAATTTTAAAAAATGAAACGGTACTTAAACAATTGAAAGAGATAGAAAAAGAAAAGTATAATCTTTCAACATTACGTTTAAAGGAATTAGAAAATAAAATAATAGAATGTAGTGGTGAAGTAAAAGTATATCAACAGATTATAAATGAGTGCAATGAATCCATAAATAAATTAAAAGAATTGGAAACCGAATTTCATGCTTATGATTACTACTTAAAGGCTGTAAATAGAAACGGTGTACCATATGAATTAATAGCACAAGCTCTACCAAAAGTACAAGCTGAAACAAATAATATTTTATCCAATATCGTAGATTTTCAAGTATTGTTCGATACCGATGGTAAGAGTATAAACACATACATAGTTTATGACGATGAACATTTTTGGGCTTTAGAGTTATCAAGTGGAATGGAAAAGTTTATTTCATCGCTTGCAATAAGAACTGCACTTATAAACATATCATCATTACCAAGACCAAACTTTATGGTAATAGATGAAGGATTAGGTTCTTTAGATGCAACAGTATTGAATAATTTCTCTTTGTTTTTAGATTACTTAAAAACACAAATGGAATTTATTATACTAATATCACACATAGATGTAGTCCGTGATATTGTAGATAGTCAAATAGATATAAAGAAGGAAAAGGGATTTTCTTCTATAAATTTTTAAAATGAGGATGATATGAAAAAAATATTACATATAGTACCACATCTCTCAACAGGTGGATTGCCACAGTACACACTAAAGATGATACAGGAATTCAGTAAAGAAAATGAAGTGTATTGTATAGAATACTCAAATCATACAGGTGGGGTATTTGTTGTACAACGAAATCAAGTGGTTAATATATTGGGTGAAAAGTTTTATAGTCTATTAGATGACAAGACTAAAATATTAGAAATAATAGAAGAAGTAAATCCCGATGTTATACACTTCCAAGAAATACCTGAATCTTTTGTGAAGGCGGATCTATTAGAAAAAATATATCACAATAACAGAAAGTATTCAATTGTAGTTACAACACACGGTTCAATGACCAATCCATCACAAATAGTTTTCGGTGCTGATAAATATATTTTAGTATCTGAATGGAGTAAAGATAGATTTACTGAAGTATTTGACGAGTCTATATGTGATGTTTGGGAATATCCCATCGATAACATTGAGTATGATAAAGATTTGGCGAAAAAAGAATTGGGATTTGACTCGAATTACAAACACGTACTCAATGTTGGTTTATTTACACCTGGAAAAAATCAGGGTGAGTTAATAGAATTAGCAAAAGAATTTAAAGATGAAAAAGTATTATTTCATTTCGTTGGTAATCAAGCTATAAATTTTAAACATTATTGGGAACCTATTATGAAGGAGTTTCCAAATAATTGTATTTGGCACGGTGAAAGAAATGATGTTGATAAATTCTATAAGGCAGCTGATGTATTTTATTTCACTTCAAATTTTGAATTAAATCCATTGGTGGTAAAAGAGGCTTTAAGTTATGGGTTGCCAACTTTTATAAAAAAATTGGATACATACAAAAATGCTTATGATGGTGTGGTAACATACATAACAGATAACAAACGATTAAACATACAAAATTTAAGGCAAAAAATGGAAACTAAAAAAAATGATGATGAAATAGTAATTGTTTTATCACACCCAAATACTCCATATAAAAAAAGATTATTGATGGAGTGTTTAGAAAATATCAATAGAGAAGTTTTACTATCTACTAACTATTTTGTAGATGAATCGGTTGAAAAGTTATGTGACCATGTTCTTTACACAAAGAACAATCCAATTTTGTATAGTGATGAGTTTAAAAAATATGATGTTGCTTACTATGCTTTTAAAACAGATGATAATGGTGTTAGACACTCAAAACTATTTGATTATGAACATGGATATGCTGTGTACACGTTAATACAAAATGCACTTCGGTATGCACAGAGTTTAGGTAAAAAAATTACACACATTATTAATTACGATTACCTAATTAATGATAGCGTTTTTGCTAAAAATTACGAAACATTAAAAGAGTCAGATTTGATTCTCTATAAACACACCACTACAAATTATATGGAAGATAGTGTCAGTTCAGGTATAATATCCGGAAAAATAGAAGCTATCAATGATTTTTTTCAAAAATATAAAAGTAAGGACGAATACTATTCAGGTGGTAACAGTGAAGGGTTTGCAATCTTAGAGGGAAAATTACATAGACATTATTTGAAAACGGATGGTATAAAAATTAATTATGAGATATATGAAACATTAAAGGCAGAAAATGTATTGGATAGAGAGGGTACTTCACAGTTTGAAACAGCAGATAATCTTGAAGGTGCTGATTTCGCTACAATATCAAAGGCATTTGGTTGTGATAAATCTATAGATCATAGGTATGAATACCCATACGACACCTACCTTAAAAAATTCAGAGATAAGACATGTACTATATTTGAAATTGGTATAGATGCCGGAAAATCATTGAAAGTTTGGGAAAATTTTCTACCAAAGGCAAAAATATACGGTATGGATATAGGTGTTGAATTGAAATATGAACGTGGTGAAGTATTTAAAGCTGATCAGAGTAACTTAGATGATTTGACACGTATTAAAAATCAAATAGGAAAATGTGAAATAATAATAGATGATGGTAGTCATGTCATAGACCATCAATTAAAATCGTTTTATTATTTGTTTGAGAATATGTTGGATTGGGGTGGTGTTTATGTGATAGAAGATATTGAATGTAGCTATTGGAATCCAAACAGTACTATCTATGGATATGTGGTTGGTGAAGAAAATATAATAGATCATTTCGTAAAATTAAACCATTCTGTAAATAATAACTACAGTAACCATACAAACGATTTACATATAAAATCAATATCATATTATCCAAATTGTATCGTTATTGAAAAATATACTAAAGACGAGATTAGAAGCGAGGAATACAGATTCAAACATTTATTATAATAGGTGAACTATGATATACGATAATATAAATAAAAATGATAATTTGGTAAACAATACAATAGCCACTGAGGTTATAGTTAATTTTGTTCGTGGTGCTACTGTTGAAATAAAATCCGTTTTCGATAAACAATATAGAGTTGAATTTTGGAACAATAATGGACAATGTGAATATAGAACTATTATAAATTCAAATTCTTGGGCGAGAACAACTAAAAAATATTTTGACCAATATACCTGTAAGGTATACGATGGTGATACACTAATCCACGAACACAAATATGATGCTCGTGGAAAACGTGTTTATATTGCATTAGAATCAAAATCATTGGGTGATACATTAGCTTGGTTTCCTTATGCTCAAGAGTTTGG